GAACAACTGCCGCAAAACTGCCATCAAAAGTTTTGCGGAGGTTGGAAAAAATTGAATCGAATCACATGATACTAAAAAACAACAATTTGAAACAAAAACACAGCACCAAAAAAAGTGCCGCAAAACTACCGCAGAATTGCCGCAGAACTCCTATTTTGCGGTTCTGGAAAAGTGCCGCAAAATTATGCCGCAAAACCCCCCCCCTATAAGGGGGGGGGGGTATTTTGCGGCATTAATGTTTTCGGCTACTTTTTTCAACCAGCCTAAAAAAAATAAAAAAACCCTTCGCGAAAAAATAATCTCCCGCATACCTTCCGAAAAAACATAAATATGAACGAACCCCGCGACCCAGCAGAATACGACGAGGCCAGCTACGAAGTGGATTTTGCATCACTTTGCGATGCGGACTCACTCAAGGCCATTCGCCTTTTCCCGACCGAGCCGTCAATGTCGGCCTACCGCGAAGCCAGCGAGCGGATGATGGGAACGTTGAACACATTTATCACATTCCTTTCGGAGCATGGTTACGGCAAATCCAAGACCCTTTGGGGAATCGCATACGCTCTCGGGCATCCGCTTACTGCGGGGATGTCCATGCTAGAGGCTGCGCGATACCTGGGGTGCACGAAACAGGCGATAAGCAAAATCGCATGTGACTTTCTGACCGAGACGGGGCTGCCTCCCTCATCGGCACTCAAAAGCGAAGAGGCAAAATCAACCTATAAAATCACAAATGGAAATCGTCGAACAACACACACTCACGCTTGAGGCCATCGAGTCTCGAGCCAAAGAACAATACGCCCTAGCATTGCGCCACGCAGTCGACGCAAAGGCGTCCGCGCGAGAGGCCGTCCTATCAATGGCAGACTGCGGGCAGATGCTCCTCATGGGGCGCGAACACGTCCGGGGGCCGAAGGGCCAGTGGATCGTGGGATTGGGCATTCCGCTTCAGGATGCCGAGAAAGCCGTGTTCCTTGCTCGCAACCGTGACCAGCTCGAACTTGACCTTTGGCCGCAAGACGTCGCCAAGGTCGGTGCGCAGTTCATCGGGATGCTTCCCCCTCCCGGCTCATCAAATCGCGCCACGGACGATCCTGAGCGAAGCACGGGCGTGCCTAGTGGTTGGTTCACACATGCCAACAAGCTTCAGCGCGGATTGGCTGACTTGTTCGCCACGCGACCCGTTACGGCATGGCGTGAAGATGAGCGGGCCAACGTCAAACTGTCACTGAAGCCGATTGTCGAACTTTATAACACACTATGAGAGATCGCATTGCAAAAGAGCTAGGCAAGATTTGCCTATCGGTAGGAGACTCCTACCCCAAACCCCACCCTGAGGGTGACAAAACTGGTGAAAGTCTCCTATGAATAAGCAAAAAATGCCGAGTTATAAAAAATCCACAAAAACACTATGAAAATCGAACAAATCCCGACCGAAAAACTTATTCCCTACGCACGCAATGCCAAGAAGCATGACGCCGCGCAAGTTTCAAAACTTGCTGGATCAATTCGCGAGTTCGGATTCAACAACCCGATCTTGATCGACAAGGACAACGGCATCATCGCCGGGCATGGTCGCGTGATGGCAGCGCAAAAATTGGAACTAAAGGAAGTTCCTTGCATCCGCCTCGGCCATCTTACGGACACGCAACGCCGCGCATACATTCTTGCCGATAACAGACTCTCGGAGATCGGCGGTGGGTGGGATCAAGAGATTTTAAAGTTGGAGCTTGCCGACCTTGGAGACCTTGATTTTGATTTAGATTCACTCGGATTTGGAGAAGGGTTTCCGATTGATGATCCTGACTTCTCTCCCGGCACCGAAGATGACCAAGGGAAGCTCGATGAGAAGTCACCGATTGAATGCCCGCATTGTCACATGCATTTCACTACATGAAGGTAGAGTTAAAAATTGATTGGGCAACGCATGAAGCGGCGAAGCATGCCGTTGAAAACTGGCACTATTCTGAATCAATGCCAGCCGGGAAGTTGGTCAAAGTTGGCGCATGGGAAAACGGGAAGTTCATCGGCGTGGTTCTTTTTGGCCGAGGTGCAAACAACAATATCGGCAAGCCTTACCGATTGGAGCAAACGGCAGCATGTGAGCTTGTGCGTATCGCGCTCACAAAGCACATCACGCCAGTTTCTAAGATTGCGGCGATTGCCATGCGCTTCCTGAAAGCCAACAGCCCCGGCTTATGCCTAATCATTTCCTACGCTGACCCATTGCAAGGTCATCACGGCGGAATTTATCAGGCTGGGAATTGGCTTTATTGCGGAAAATCAGAAGCTCAGCAAGAGGTCATACATAATGGCAAGATTATGCACAAAAGAACCGCTAACGCGCTATTTGGCACGATCAAGGGCATGAAAAAAACTCCGATCATGTGGAAGCACAAATACCTAATGCCACTTGACAATGAGATGCGGAAGCGTATTCTTCCTTTGTCTAAACCTTATCCCAAACGCGCCGGAAGTGAAACTACGGACACGGCAGGCTTCCAGCCAGCAGAGGGCGGCTCGATACCGACCCCGGCGCTCCACTCTCAAGCGGTATGAAAAAGAAACCTACCGTACCGCAACCTGCATCCGATCTCCAGGGGAAGATCCGCGAAGCCGAGTTCAAGAACATCCTTCAAAAGCTGAAGGACGGCAAGACGCTGACGGCGCGAGAGTCGAAGATCGCGGCAGAGTTTGCAGAGCAGCGTGACGGAAAAAAGAAACTGACGCAGGCCGAGCTTGCCGACCTGTGGGGCATGACGCAGCCGAACATCCACAAGATGGTAAAGCAAGGAATGCCGATGGACAGCGTGGAATCGGCGACGGCCTGGCGCAAAAAGTTCCTCGAAGAAAGAACACCGGCTGACTACAACGAAGCCCGCACAAAGAAGGCGCTCCTCGAATGCGAGAAGCTGGAAATGCAACTCGCGATTTTGAAGCGTGACTACGTCTTGAGCACCCAAGTCCGCGAAGACGGCATCCGCATCGGCGCCGTATTCACCGCCAAGCTCGCGGCTTTGGTGAACGACGCGAGCGGGGCGCTGGCAGGACTCGACGAAGTGACGCTGCGGAAAAAGCTCCACGAGCGCACGCAGCAGATCCTCTCCGAAATCAAATACGAACTCGAAAAACCATGACACGCTCACAGCTCTGGAAAATCTATGTCAAACGCAACCCGTCATTCGACGGCGATGGCAACGTCACGATGACCGCGCGTGGGCTGCGGAAGATGTTTGAGACGACGTGGGACGTTGCTTATTTCGACGGGGAAATGGAGTCAGATGGACCATATTGTCGGGATCAACCAAATGGTAGCGTTGAGGCGCTGAAATCAATGTTCGGAATGAAATGAGCGGATCGAAATGCGCAGGCACAGCCGAGGGCATCAAACTCGCCTACGACGGGACAATTCTCGACTGGGCCGAGACGCATGTGCGCTTTCCTAACAGCGACCGCGCGAGCCGCTTTGACCGCACCGTCGCGCCGTGGATGAACGACGTTCTCCTTGCCGTCACGGATGACGAAGCAACACAGGTCTTTCTCCGCGCGAGCACCGGCGCTGGCAAGACGACGATGATGGAAACCCTCGCCTGCTTCATCGTCGCACAGAAGCCGGGGCCGACGTTGTTTGTCGGGCAGACTGATGACATGGTAAAAGACTGGACGGAATCGCGATTGCTCCCGATTTTCAAAGAATGCGAACCTGTCCGCGCATTGTTCCCCGAGGATCGGCATGCACTTCGCAAGACGACGATTTTCTTTCCACACATGGTTCTTTTCGCTGGCGGTGCGAACATGACGAACCTTCAAGAAAAATCCATGCGCTATTGCATCGGCGATGAGGTCTGGCGGTGGAAGGATGGGATGATTAAGGAACTCAAAGCCCGACATCATGACCGCTGGAACCGCAAGACGTTCCTATGCTCACAGGGCGGCGGCAGCACGGATGAGATGGAACACGAGTGGGACAGCGGCACTCGCGAAGTCTGGGGCTGGGAATGTCCACATTGCAAGACGTGGCAGCGGTACACGTTCGACGCGATCAAATTTGAGCAACCCAAGAACGCAGCAGGTGAGATGCTTTGGGACGCGGTGCAAGACTCGGTGCGGATGGAGTGTGAGCACTGCAAAACGCAGTTTCCCGACACCGCCGCAGTGCGGCGTGGGCTATCGACCGGCGCAACTTTTCGCTCACTCAATCCGAACCCAGTCCGAGGCCATCGATCGTTTGAAGTGCCAGCCTACGGCGTCTGGTGGATACCGTGGTTTTCTATCGTCAAAGAGTTTTTGGAAGCCAGCGAAGCCAAGGGCAACGGGAACCTCGAACCGCTGAAGCAATTTATTCAAAAGCGCAAGGCGCAGACTTGGCAAGAGGAGATTGTTTCCGACCTGCCGGAGATCACCGCCGGAGATTATTCCAAACTTGATTTCCTCGACGGGCAGAAGATCGACGGGGAGCACCGGCGCTTCCTATGCGTGGACAAGCAGCGCGATCACTTTTGGTATGTCATCCGCGCCTTCCGTGCGGATGGCTCATCCATGCTTTTATCCGAGGGGAAAATCCTAACGTGGGAGACTATCGAATCGCTCGGGCTTCAGTACAACGTGCCTGGGCGAAGCGTCGTCATTGACGCGGGCTACGACACGCCGCTGGTTTACGAGCGCTGCGCGCGCAACGGCTGGACGGCATCGCACGGATCGGGACAAGATGGGTTCTCGCATATCGACGGCAACGGGCGGCGCGTAAAAAAGTTTGTCTCTAAGATCGAAACGGCAGTCGCCGGATCGGACAATCTCAGGGCGTTCTACTTTTTCCACTCGAACGAAAAGATCAAAGACAAGTTGGCCGCAATTCGCCAGCCGAACGCAATGCCAAAGTGGGAGACTCCGAGGGATGCAAGCACCGACTACCGCGCGCAGATGGTTTCAGAAATGAAAAAGGACATCGTGAACTCAAAGACGAAACAGGTTGAGTCACGCTGGGTGCGGATCGGCGGCAGGCCGAACCACCTTTTCGATTGCGAGTGTATCGCGCTTGCGTCGGCTATGCTTGCGGGAGTTTTGCCGATAGGGGAGTGACCATTTTCGTGGTGTCACGAAATTGGTCTCCGCCCGCCGCGCTAGTGTTCATGCGGCTCTGCGGGCGGTAAAAATTATTTTCATTTTCTTGAAAATAATTGTTGACGAAAAATCAAATGCGTGAGATAGTCATTCCAGATCGAAGCCACCACGGCGACGACAAAAACAAAAAACAAAAATAAAAAAATGAAAACTTATTCCGAAAAAGACCTTACAGAAATCCGTAAACTCAGCCCCGCCGGGTCAGTTGCCCGCGTCGTCGAACTCCGTCATTTGCGTGCTGAAAAATATGTTTCTGAAAAGACCAGTTTTTTTACCGATTTAAATGAAGCTATGACTTACGCCGCAGAATTCGGTGCCGAGTGCAATCTGCCTGAGCACTATGGAACCGCCGCATTTTCAGACGACGGAAAAAAAGTCCGCTTGCTAACTATATTTGCATAACCACAGGCGCGGGTTCGATCCCCGCGCCAGCCTTAACCAACCAAACAAAAAACCAAAACGAAAAAAATGAAAATCAAAACTACCACCGAAGGAAGCCAGTTTATCAGCCAACGATTTGAAGCCATAAATACCGTTGAGAAATGGATTGCAGCTTTCCCCGCACGTTATTCAGCTCTCCCCGCCAAGATCGCAAAGGCATTTGCAGCCCGTGATATGCGCAACGCTCAATGAAAAAGCCCACCACCCACGGCGGCCCGCGCAAAGGAGCGGGTCGCCCCAAAGGCAAGAAGAACGCCAACGCCAAAGGCCGGACAGCCGTGACGCGCTCCGTCTCCATGCCAGCCGACGTCTGGCGAGATTTCGATATTCAGCGAGGAACGATGAGCAGGGGGAAGTTTATCGCATGGCTTCTTTGACACAAGCGCCCAAGGATGGCG